ATTTCTTTTCATCACTTATATCACCAGGAATTAATACAAGTTTATATTCAAGTTCTTTTAAATTTTGTGTTATATTTTGACTATTTTTGAATGTATTTTTAATATGCATTATATCCATGTGTGCTTGTGTATAAACATTTTTATTGTATGTAATTATTGACGGTGATGATGGTCCAAATCCGCCTGGGCTATCAATTAATAATCGTTCGTATTCTTTAGATATTTCATTAAACAATGCAGAATATACATAATTATCTAAAATACCAATTTTTTGTATAATTGTGCATACCATTTCTATTTCTCCTGATATATCAATACCATCTGTTGTTTTTCCCATTTTGTCGACTTTGTCTGTCTTATCTGTTCTATCCATAAACATTATAGTTTTAGTCGTTACCATCATTGTTTTTATAATTTTATTCTGAGAATATTTTGATAGAGATATATTTATCAAATCAAATATATCATTTCTGTGTTTAATAATATATATTTTAAAAACGTCGCTTCTGTATTTTTTTAATTTAGTTGGTTCTATATTAAAATCATTATATTTCTTTTTAATATCTGCAACAAGACCCGTCACTGCCTCGAACAAATTTTTTGTTGGAATAATATATTTATCGTTCAATATATCATTTGAATTTTGAACATTTTTATTGAAAAAATCAACAATTTTTTCAAGGAATTCATTTATTTTTTTATCATAGAATGATATTATTTTTGGTATATTTCTTTTTGTCATAAACTCACTCACTAATTTATCAAGATTTTTGAGACTTATTGTTAGTTCATTAACAAATTTAAAGTTTGTTTCTTCTAATTCTAACAAAATATTCGGTAATCTGTATTCATTAAATATTTTGTTCAACATAATTTCTTTATATTTGTCAAATGCAACCATAACAATGTCTTCATTTACTCCGATGCCATATTTAATAAACACATCTTCATATTTCTTGGCTTGTCTCATCATATTTTGTGTTATATTTTGGACATTTTCATTAAATATTGATTCAGATAATTTAGTACACCACGATATGATAATATATTTTTTGAAATTCCACTTATTTAATTTTTCATATTTTGTATCATTCAGAAGTTTATAAACATCATTAAATTGTGAGTCAATATTCTTTGAAAAAACTCCGATCGGGAAAATAACACATATTTTATCACTCAATTCTTTCAAAAATTTTTGTTGTGTGGGTTCATCCAAGAGGTCTAATAATTCATATATTTGATTGACTTGATCAATATTATTCATATTTGTATCGTTCATGTTATTAAATTGGTCCAAAATTTTTTTTTGTATAATCTCAATAATTGACATATATTTGCTGTGTAATTTCCCAATATAATTTTCGTTTTTTTCCTTATCAAATGTCTCAAAATATTTCCTACATATATTCATTATTTTTATTCCATCACCATATAAATTCGCCATCACCGCAAAATATAATTCTGATAGATGACGTTCTAACATCATAATGTCAGTTATTGTTGTCATCGATTTTTTTATACTTTGTTGAATATCACTTGTACTCGATTCCATCAATAAATGGTTTATAAATTTTATTTGATCACTTATGAAATAACGTGCATCCATGTCTTTATTTTTTGTCTCTTTTAGATTTTTTAGTGTTTATAATATTATCTATTAAATAATAATCATTGATGTTATATATTTTTGTTAAGATAGATGTATAGTGATTTTAATTCAATTATTTATTCAGTTATGTGTGTAACTAAATGTTAAAATATTTGAATTTATAAAAGTAAAGGTACCCCAAATAAACAATTTAATTTACTATTAACCTTTAGGAAAATAATAAAGATTTATAATAATGAATGTATACAATAAAATCGTTCAAAATAAAAATAAATGGGTAAAATTGGGAGGTGGAATATCAAATGAAGTCTATTTATTTGATTTCGATGATGAAAAATATGTTATCAAAAAATTAAATAGGAAAAATAATGGGTTTTTTAATTACATTGAAAATTATATGAAATACTTGATCAACAGTAAATACTTTGTTCATTTTGATGAAACAAATGATATTTATATTGAACGATTTATTGAAGGAGATATCATTAATAATGATATCCTTTATGATATGCAGTTTCTTACTGTTATATGTTCTGAGATTGATTTAATCAATGAATTATCCATGAATATTCCTAAAGAAAATATAATTCTCAAATATCTCAATAATTTTATTCAATATTTAAAATCACACAATGAATTTTCAAAATTTGTTCCTTACGAAAAAATAATAGATGAAATTATAAAGAATAAAAGTGAATATGAATTGGTATACAATCACAATGATGTTCAAAAATATAATATTTTAATTGATGATAATAGTGATAAAAAAATAATAATACTCGATTTTGAGTATGCTGGTTATTCGTGGAAATTTTTTGATCATGCTAATTTCGTCGTATTGTTACATATTGATATGAATATATTTCACGATATTAATATTGATGATTACTTGTTTGCGATATGCAAAAGATACAATGGATGTGAATATAATTTACATACACATTTAATTGATCTAATGATTATTGCAAGCTATTTATGGACAATGTGGGCTCATGTTAAATATATTATTACAAACGATGAGTTTTATTTAGAATACAGTAATCAATTATTTAACATTTTAAAAAAACTATTAAAAAACTATTATAAATAAAAATTTTTAAAATTGATTTATAAGAACGGCCAAACCCATCATATGGATAAGATTTCCATTTGATAATGTACTCAGCCATATTAATAAACCATATTTCAAATATTTTTGTTCTTCTAATTTAATTGCAACAAAGATTAAAATGAATAATATCAAATCTACGTTATAGTAATCTGATAATAATGACATAATTATTGATATAATAAATATATCACTCGCTACATGTATTGCAAAAAATCCACGTATGTGCTCATATATTTTTTCATATATTTTTTCATATATTTTAATCAAATCATTGACAAAACTACTTTTTGCTATATAATGACAAATTTCACACATAATTAATACCAGTAATTGTTCTTGAAGTAAAAATCCAATTAACACAAATATTATTACATTTATTGAAAATCGCACTTTATTATCATCATTATGCACAAATAATAACATACTTAAAATTGCACATATCGTGCTGATTGAACTACCAAAGGTGACGAAACTATACGAGATGTCAAATAATAATAATATATGTGATACCAGAGATCCTATCGTCCAACATAACATAATCCGACTCTGACTAAATAACATCCTTCGTATTATTTTATCAAATGATTTAGACATATAATCTTTGGTTTTTTCATCAGACATACACAAGCGCAATAATCTATTCAATGTATAAATATCAATTAATTTATCCCATTTTCTATATTTTATGAGAGTCTCAATGTATATTTTGTCATTTTTAATTTTAGAATATTCATCTTTCATATAGAGATTTTTATAGATAATCATCGGCAATCTCATTCCTCCTTTATCGATATAATTAAATATATTTGCCATTATAAAGGTTGTAATAAATTGATTTATCATTGTGATATTTAAAACATTGTAATATGGTAAAATATCGATGTAATTAATTTTTACATCTGATCCTAATATACTTTTAATTATCATATTAATAATTTTCGTTAATTGTTTGCATATAATTTTACGTATGATATCGTCATATATTTCCCGTATCGGTTGTGCAATAGACGTGTATCTGGGATTGGTATAAATATTCGTCATCACTATCGGTGTTATTAATATTAAAAGAATAATTTTTGTTAGTGGCTGTAATGAAAACCATGTTACGTAATCAAACATGAATAATATTGTACATATAATTGCATAGTAAATATATCTGTCTACTGTAGATATTATATTTTGAACACGTGTAAATGGTTTCCCTATATAACTGAGATAAAATATCATATAATTAAAGACACTATCGATCAAAATTATATTATAATTACTAAATGACGTAATTATGTTAATCAATAAAATTATAAATATTTCGACAATAAATCGGATTCGATCATTTTCAATGAGACATTTATTATTATCATTGTTATTGCTATTATTACTATTATTACTATTAATAACAAAATAATTAGAATTAATGAGTAATTCTGAATTAAGATTATTATTTACAATTTTAATATCTTCATCATTTGTGTCAATATATTCTGTATAATCCGTATCATCCGTATCATCTAAATCATCTAAATCGATATTATCTATATTACTCGTATGATTCCCATCACTATTATTCGATAACTTTGGTGTTTGTTTTCTTAAATTTTCTGAACTTTCTGAATTTTCTAAAATTTTTTTATTTGGATTATCAAAAAGTCCTGATGAACGCATGATATAATCATTTTTTTTATCATCTTCTTGACAATCAAGTATGACACTGGTACATATAATACTTCCCTTATCAACCATTTTTTTATTGTCCACCATATTATTCAACAAATTTTATAATATGTTATAATGAAAGGGTTACAATAATCATTTAAAATGTATAATGATATAAACTCCTCAAATTAATTTAATTCAATTTTTTAGTTATTTTAAATAAAATTGATTTCCATATTATTAGTTTACAACAAAATATATTATTTTAATTTATTGCAAGTTAAATAATAAAGAAAAGTAATCAATGGGTATCATATTTTCATACATAGGATCGAGTATTGAAGAAAAAAACAAACACGGGTGTGGTATTGATACTTTAAGTTCAGTTGATAAAACTGTTGTGAGTTTAATATTTCAACCTCCACCAACTCTTAAAGAAAATTTTAATCGCATTCCGGGTAGAATAGCTATAAGAGATGTGGACAGCAGTCTTATCGTTAGTGCTTTTATAATCAGATATGTTTTGAATTCAGATAAATGGGTTATTTTATCACATGGAAATGCAGCTGATATTTATACATCCTATGATTATTGTAACTATTTTTCAACAACATATGGTGTCAATGTAGTATGTTATGATTATCCTGGCTATGGTCTCACAAAAGAACTAAATTTTGACGATAATATCGACCCATCAGAATATAGTTGTTGTAAAGCTCATTCACTCGTCGTAGACTATGTTATTAATACATTGAAAGTTAATAAAAAAAATATTTATTTAATGGGTCAATCACTCGGAACAGGTGTTGTTGTCGATTATGCTGCAACAAATGATTGGTCAACACCCATTATATTAGTATCTCCATATAAAAGTTTACCACGTGTTATTTTGGATTCATTCTGTACAGATTCATTAGTATCAAAACATGGATTCAAATCAATAGATAAAATATCGAAATTAAACTGTCCTGTAAAAATATTTCACGGACTTCTTGATCCTTTGATTGTCGTTCAACATGGCATTGATTTGTATAATAATCTGAAAGATCAAAAATTAAGTATTACTATTATTGATGACGCTGATCACAATAATATCCTGGGAAAAATTCAAGAGGAAGATATGATGAAAGTATTTAATTTATAAAAACAAAGCCATTTTTTGGTGCAACTTGTAAAAACCATTCTGGAAATGGTACGTGATGAATTCCTCTATTACTAGATCTATGATGTTCGACACATAACACAATCATGTTATATTGTGAATCAACAAAAATTGATGGATCCTTTTGTACTTGTTTCCAATCAAACAATTCTGCGAAATTTTTTCCAGTTTGAGGATTATATAGACATTTCGCTCTTTGTCCAAATTCTATCCAATCGATGCCATTCATTCCTGCATATTCACAGAAAAAATGATGTGTTTCGGTTACTATATTGTCCTTTCTGGTTTTATTACATATGAAACATGGAGTATCATTCTTTATACACAATTCACGATGTGTGTGATTATATAATGACGTATTTTTCCTCGGTTCATGTTCTGGATAATGTATTTGCTTTTTTAATTTATTATTTTGATTATTTTGATTATTTTGGTCACATTGATCATATTCGTTATTTGTATTTTTTTGATTACTATGACATTGTCCCATTTATTGATTTATTGATTTATTGATTTATTGATTTATTGATTTATTGATTTATTTATGATACTCATTCTTTTATTCAAAATTAATTATTCAATATTTAATGTTGAATTTTAAAAATAATTGAAATTCAAAAAACTTGAATATCCCTATGAAGGTAGGTAATTTATTATTACTTTTTTCAGATATTAAATTTTATCGTAATTTCGACTTCATCAAAATGGATAGAAAATGTCTCATTATCACTGGTACAGCTATTTGTGTTGTCATCTTTATTATATTAGTAGTTGTCTTATCAATTGAGTTGCAACCTGTGCACCTTGCAACCGGTCAAGAATGCGAGTTGTCTGATTTGACAAATCAGATGACGTTGCATGAAGTTTATTTCTCTTTGGGATATCAACTAGATATTTACCTCAGCGATAATACAAAATTCGGATTCATCACAAGCACAATCAATTACAATCCGGCTAAAAATACTTACCAAATGAAAGCAACAAATTATAGTAATGTAGCACAAATTACTGTTACTCAGAATATTTTTTCATTGACTACTAACTTTGAATACACTGCATGTACTCCTTTGGGATTAGAACCATTTCCTGAATATAAAGTTGCTGAAACACTGACCGAATCGCTTTCCAATTCCCTTAGTGGAATATACACATCATACACTATTTACAAAAATGGAGCACAAATTGCAGTTTCGAATAAATTGAGTTTGATAGATACTGATATGCAAATTGTAGACAACAACAGTAATGTGGTTGCAACGATGACACGAAATGCCTTCAGTTCTTTTTTAACTGATAAATGGAACATTATCAATAATCGTCCTGATATTATTGATAATTGGGTGGTAGCATTCATTCCATCATTGGTGACAATTAAAATGAGAGAAAAGCAAAACAATAATTAAAATACAACTAAAATACAAAATAAATTAAAATGTTTCAACATCATCGGCAGTTGTAACTGATCCGCCATACAATGATTTTTTTATAGTTTTTGCAAAATATGCATCTTTACCATCAAGTAGCATTATAAGTCCTTTAACTTTATCCAAAGTAAACTCGTTTGTTTTCTTCTCTAAATTTTCATCAAAACATGCGAATATATCTGTAAATACTGTATCGATTTCATCTTCAGTCCAGATTTTTTTTATACTACTAATATCTACCATATTGATGTTGTCTTTTTTAATATTGGGAAGAAATTTTTTGAATTCATCATTATTTTTATATTTATCGGGATTTTCTAATATTATTTTCGTAAGAGTTATATAATATTGCAGTGCCGGAATAGCATTACTTGTTTCTTTTCTGTAAACATATTGTAATTTTTCCAATCCTTTTATGCATAGTTTGGCAAATTTATTATATTTTTCTCTTGATGATTCTTTTGGAATATTTATCAAATACCAATCAAAATAATTTATTAACATATCTAATAATACTGCTATGTCATTTCTGTTGTCATGTTCCCAACTACGTTTTAATGAATTAAAAATAGCAAGGGTATATGTATCAGGATCATCATAATGAATTCCATGTGAACGTATCTGAATTTTTGTTACATCACTCTGAAATGGTAACAAAATTATTTTTGCTACACTTGCGAGGGGTTCTAAAATTTGTTGTTTATCTGACATCTTATTTCCTGGTAGGCGCAATTACGAAATACTATATATATATTGAGTTATCAATAATTTATATATATGATATTGTAAGAATAAATATATATCTTTTTCAATATTTTGAGTTTATTCCTATATGCTTATATAACGAATTTTTAACAAATAATAAATAAAATAAGAAATAATGTTGAATAATATGTTATATAAGCATAAATATATTATAATATAATATGTGCAGACTACAAATGGATTATGAAATTTTGAATGATATTAAAAATATTATCATAAAAGAAAATATATCATTGAGACATGTATTATTTAATTATGAAATAGAAATACATGATGATACAAGTCTAATTCTATTGTACAATGATTTAGCAAAAATAAATATTAATTTGGCTGATAAAGTAAATTTACTTTTATCCTCTCAAAATAAAACAACACAAATAAATATAATGGCTGACCTTATAAAAGTAATTGATAACTTATTTAATCAACTACCTTTCGTTTTTATTATACCAAGTTACAACAATGTTAAAAATGGAAACATTTACAAAAAAAATTTAGATTCAGTCATTAAACAAAATTATTCAAATTATCGTATATTATATTGTGATGATGCTTCACCTGATGCTACTTGTGATGCTGTTGATCAATATATTAAAACTAATCAGTTAGAAAATAAAACTCATTTATTGAAACAATATATTAATCAAAAACAGGGTGCTGGTAGATTTATATGCTACCAGTATACCTTTGATGATGAAATCTTGATCATGTTGGATGGCGATGATTGGTTATATGATGATAATGTATTAAATGTTCTTAATGATGTGTACAAAGAAAAAAATATATTATGTAGTTATGGATCGTATCATGTATCAGAAAATAATATTTTGAGTAACTTCATATTACCTTCAAAATGTTTTTCTGAAGATGAGAAAACTAATAAAACATATAGATATAGTGATGTCTGGGCATGTGATCATCTCCGCACCGGATACGCTAAATTATTCAAAAATGTAAAACTAATGGACATTATATTTGAGAAAAAATTTTGTATTGTTAAAACAGATTGTGCCGATATGTATCCTGTTCTCGAAATGGCGGGAATACTGCATCATTTGATTAAACAACCTCTATATATTTATAATAAAGATAATACACTCAGTTATGATACAGCTTGGCATTTGAAAGATAAAAGTCCATTGTACGAATATCGCAAAAGATTAAGTCATAAATTTACCACAATAAAACCGTACAAAACGATCGATCCTAAAACGATCGATACCTTTTATAAAAATATTAAAAATAATACCAGAAAAATAGAAATTGTTCACATCAATAGATGTAATATCTCAAATGAATATGAATATGTGTGTATAATTGACGATACAATCGATTATAATACATTGAATGAATTACATGTATTGTTGTACTACATGAATAATACAGGTTGCAGTATGTTACTTTTTGATAATTATAATAATGTTAATCAAAAAGATTTTAATTATATGACAGCTGAACTAAAAACTTCTAACAATAATAAACATAAATGCTTAGATGTTAAAATTGGGATGTGTATTGTGGATGAAAATAACCGAGGCCATGTTATTGAAACTATTTATCCAGGAATTTATAAAACAAAAACACTAATAAATAGCGCGTGTGAAAATGGTTTTTATTTCGTTCTATTTTAACCGATAAAAATTGATATTTAAACATCATATATTGTCCATTAATTTTTGATATATTAATTAACCTTTAATATCATCCGATATTAAATATTAAATATTAAATATTAAATATTAAATATTAAATATGGCTAGCATTACCAGAAATACCCCCAAATATGATGCTGATGATCGTTTTCATCAAATTTTCGTAGTTGATGACGGCAAATGTTGTGATGAATTTTCTATTAAACACAGTATACTTTCATTTCTCTACAATACCTTTCCGGAAATCAGTTCTATCTCCATTGATGATCAACAAAAAAAGATTCGTGTTACGATTAGATCATCAACAAAAGATTTGAAAATTGTATCCGAATCGACAGAAGTAACTGTTCTCAGCGCTCTCGATGACTATGTTCTTCGCACTCAACAACGCAAGGATGTGTTCGTAAATGATTTGTTTTTTATTTTTCAAAGTGTGAATGATGTCGATTCTGGTTATGAATTGTGTGGAAACAACATGGACGATTAATTTTACATCTAGATGTTTAATAAACAAAAGATGTTTAATAAACAAAAAATATTTAAAACATATTATTAAAACAATCAAAAAATTTCATCGTTCCATCAAAATTTTTTAATTGTTCTGTATTTAATTGATTTGATTGATTTGATTGATTTGATTGATTTGATTGATTTGATTGATTTGATTGATTTGATTGATTTGATTGATTTGATTGATTTGGTTTATTTAGTTTATTTAGTTTATTTATTTCATAATTCATTGTATGCGAATTAAACATCATGTGACAAAAGGCCAGAGTCATAATTAAATTAAATATTTTATTTTTTCATTTAGGATATAATAAGTATACTAATAAATTAATAATTCAATTTTATTTATTTTGAATATATCCCGACTATTTCACTTTCATCTATAACTATTTTATTATTTAAAAAATTCATAATTTCATCGTAAGTATATTCTTTGTTAGGATCGTATACTGATGTTAATTCCTTATTTAATGCGAATAATTTAAAATGATAATGATGAATACCGGTTCCAGGAGGAGGTTTGGGTCCATCATAGTGATTATGTCCTGAACTATTAAGCCCTGTCACATACTTTCCACTTACCAATTTATTTGTAGTGGGATCTATTCCTGATACAATCCAATGTATCCATGTCGTTTTAACTGCATTCGGATCATAACATAGCAAAAATAATTCTTTTGTTGAACTCGGAACACCATCCCATTCAATATCTGGTTCTATATTATCATAATAACCGGTATATTTATCATCAATTTCTTCATTGTTTTTAATAGCATCACTTTTTAAAATGAATTGTTTACCACCAAGTTGATAAAATACCTGGTCCTTGGTGTGACCCGACGCCTTACGTAGTGATATGTCTAAATATTTTATTTTGTATTTACGATATTTATTATAATACAAATTTGATGTATTCATATATATTATTACAATAAAATAATTGATATTATTTTATTCTGATAATAATTCAAATAGTAAATTAACAATAATATATATACAAAAATACGAAAATCAAACATGGATTACTTAGTTTCTGCACTATGTGGATGTATTGTTGGTTTTATAGCATTCATTGCATATCTAGAATCGGATGAAATGGGAGGCATTGTATTTAGAGTTAGCTCCGATGGTCAAAACTATTTTAATTTAGATGGGATTAAGGCATATATCAAAAGTCCATTTACATCACGAATTTTATGGTATCCTCAGTTATTACCCGCAAATTGGATTGTTATGACATGTATGTTTGGTTTAGCCTTTGTAACAATCAGTTTCCTTTCATCATATGGTCCCATCAATTCAACTGATTCAGTCTACTTACAAACATTAACAGTACCCATGTGATTTAAAAAATTGATTATATCATACTTTGTTTAATTCAATATGTCTTATTTGTTTATATTTCTCTATATTTTCAATAAATAAAATGGAAATAATTAATCGTCGCGGTTTTACTGTTATTGCTAATAGCGGATGTGAGGGTCGTTATAAAAATACATGTATGTTTATTTCAATTCTTGATTTTTTTCGTTTTTCTCGCGGAATTCCAGCTGAAAATCAAACACTAACTATCAATGACATTCGTGAAATTTCGCAATTTAGTGAAATTGCTCGTTATAATGAAATGTTTGACATTGATAAATTGGGTCATCGTGAGTCTCTTTTACGTCTTTTAGAAATTTTTAATATTTCATTGGATATTTATCATTATAATATTTCTCAAGACAGGAACGGAATTATAAACACCTGTTGGATTGGCGAACCAGGATTCAAATTTAATAATCAAAATAATTGCAATAATCATATTGCAATTATTTCATATGGTTCTCATTTTGAACTAATTATTTCTGAAACACCCACAACACGAGCTTTAGACATTGACCATATTTTGATTACACAATATGGGCGAAGATGTTTAAACTATGTGTATAATCCTCGCACACATGAACAAAATAGAAATATGAACCATCAACACAGTCAAAACCGTCAAAACCGTTCTCGTCGTAATCAACGTCGTCAAAATCGAAACAAAACAAAATATAATCAAACGATCCAAAAAATTCAAACTCAAACTCGAATTAATAACAATAATGACAATAATAACAATAATGACAATAATGACAATAATGATAATAATTTGACACGGAACGATTTATTAACTAATCGAATGATTGCTAATCAGCAAATTAATAATCTTATCGAGGAAACGCGTGGCATTGTTGAGGAATATGTCGCATTGTCTACAGTTTTAGGCAATGATAGTAATGCAATGGATATCGATATGTTAACAATATACAACAGGATAAATATCACAAGGCAAGAAATATTGAGAGTAGGAAAAATTGTACAATCTCTATTGGAAACTATCAATGTCATCGATGAACAAATGAACAATAACTAACAATTTTTTTATTATTTTTATTTTATAAAGAAAAATTTAAATTTAATTCTATTATTCGGATTGTTCAGAATGTTTAGATTCTTTGTCAAGTTTCATTCGAATGGCATAAATGTTTGCATTCGTTGGTGCATCTTCTTTACTGATTCCGAGTTGACCTTCATACCATTCAGTGAGGATTTCATCCATACCGAGATGTCTCTTCAACAGGAATTCCTCATGGGCGTAATGCAGTGTATTATCAGGATCCAAAGTAATATTGTGCTTGTTGACAAATTCTGCTGTTGGTTCTGTGGGAATTTCACTGACTTTACACACTCTGCGGACAATGACATGAACTTCGTTGCCCGTCAATGCCAGATGTTGCTCATCATACAGCAAAACCAACTCATACAGATTCGACATCTTGAAACCAAGTTTTTTTGTAAGTTCCTTGAATCCCTTAGATTTGGGATAGTGAGTGTAATTTAATCCGTCGATTCCGTACTTTTCTTTTTTTTCCTTTGTACGTAGCCAACCTTTTGGATTGCGACGTACGAGACCTTCCGTAAAAATCAAACAAATCTCCTTATCATCAGATCCGGCATACATTTCCAACCGCTCATTCATCATTTGTTCGTCCTTTTCTGGATGGTCAGAATCTCGCGAAAGGGGGACACCTTGGCCCCATAGAGATGGACCCAAAAAAGGGATATAGTTAACGAATTGTGCGAAGTATGCAACGACACGACTCTCGATACCATAATGACATGCAAGTCGGATCAAAACAGCGAAATCAGAAAGATCAACATGATTTGAAATAACCATGACGCTGTTATTTTCAACATCGTTCTTGAATTCCTGTTCAGTGACATTATCGAAATGAACAATGGTCTTGTATTTGATCGATCCCAATGATGCCAATGGTTTAAACACGTATGGAATCAGATTTTTTTGATTCCAATGATAGGTTTTATAATCACCGATAAGACCAATGTTGAACCAATAATTGAATCGTTGAATTGTTGGAACTGTCAAAAGAGTCAGAGGAGAAAGAAGCTTATACAAAAGGCCTGATCCTTTCATAGGAATTCCGTTTTTGAGAGGGAAAATGCCATTCAACATCTTAGACGAATTCATTTTGTATTTGGTATAAGACTTTTTGGTTTAAGATTGTGATAACTTGAAGTGTCTAATTCGCACTGAATGCTGTTGTTACTACCTATGTTTTCTATTTAGATTGTGCATTATATTGAAAGTTTCAATTTTTTCTTTTATAAAATAATCATATAACTTATATAACATAATCATATAACACAATTATATAAATGAATAATCATAACACTGATCAATATCTGACAACAAATTCTTATCCGAAATTTTTCGGCATAACTATAAAACAAAATGCAACTGTTGGAGGAAATTTGACAGCATCAAGTGCGACAATTAGAAAAATACACACGGATGATATAAATATTATAAAGTTAACTGCGAGCGATGTCGAAATAAATAAAAAACTTGATGTATACGGAGAAACAACAACAAATACTTTGAAGGTAATTGACTGTGCAAATGTAAATGTTCTTCATGTCAATGATATTGCACATATGAAATCAGTCTGTGTCTCAGATGTAATTGATACTAAAATACTAAATGTCAGACAAGCATTAAATACAGAAAAATTAAATGTTTTATCATTGAATACAGAAAAATTAAATTCACTAAGTATTGTAAATAGTTGTGATATTAAAACAACAAATTTAAATGTATTAGAAAAAGCTGTAATTGATGGAAGTATTATTATTAAGGGTGATACGTGTATGAATAAATTAAGTGTCAATAATGTTACTATAAAGGGAAATATTAGTATTCCCGTTTCCGAAACATTATTTAATGATGATGCAAAACCAACAATCAAATCTTGTAATAATAGTTTAATAATAACATACAATGCAGCGACAAAAATATATCAATTGTGGTACTATGACGGTATTTGGTCAAAAATATAATTTATTTATTATTCAATTATTTTATACATCCAATTATATGTCGTATTAAAAAATTCATCTGAGAATTTATTATTTATATTTATACATCCTTCGATACATATATTTAAATATTTTTTTGTTATAAAATAATTTACATGATCTATTATGATTTTTGGATTTATATTATCTATTATGTAAATGTATACGATATCAGTTTCATTTAATATATTATTTGATTCTAAGAATTCTATTTGTTTATTTGGTAATACAGTGATATCATAATACTTTTCTCTTGCAGAGATTAAATCTATTTCCTCATTATTTACTTCAAAAATAACACCATTACATTTTGATTTTTGTTCTAATTGAACACCTAAATACATATTGTTATTTGTACCTGGAATATACCAACCTCTTTTAATATTGTGAACTCTTACTGGATAAATTTCAATTGTATCGCGATTACTAAGTGTTTTAAATATACTTTCTTTATTAATTAACGATCCGTAACCAAAAATATACTGTTTCATTATTTATTATTCCATAAATTAATTCTATAAATTATTTTTCATTAAAAAAATAATCAATATTGATTGGTAATCTTAACTACAAGATTAGTCTCTTTATCTCTCTTGATATAATTCGAAGTAATAACAGTTTGTCCTGATTCATTTTCTTCAAATTTCTTAATGTCATCCACAACTCTCTGTGTACCGAAATAATCATGTCCAATAACTTCACCAGTAAATCCGTGTCCCAATGTAATACATTCTACATCATCAACAAAAACTGTATGACCATTTGACAAAACAAGATTATATACTTCATTACAATAATAATTGTTTGTAGCAGCAACATTGGATGGGAACACCCAATTGTTGTCTTGTTTAATTGGATGCCAAGGTGTAATTCTCAATTTACCCGAAATAGTTACAAAATCTGCAGTTCCGTTTGTAGTTGATCTAACAACATGTAATACTTTTGCAGTATTGTTTTTATCAGTATCTGATGTTTTTACGAGAGAACCTTTTTTAAGATCCTTAATAAACACTGTACTACCATCTGCCATTTTAACTAAACTATTTGGATGGAAGCAGGGGTTACTTGATGAGTTATAAGTTTGCATGCTTGCCACACGTGTATAAGCACCACTCTGATAGGCTGATTCAGAAACTTTGATTGATGGAACAGGAGCAGGAATATTGTTAAATATATCATCAATCTTATCACGCACTTCATTGAACAAAACACCTCCAAAATGTTGGATACCAGGATCTTTAAAATTCTTACAAACTTGGTTCATATGAGCATCAACGATTGATGGTAAATAGTGACGCCCCCATCTTTCATAATAATCAGGTCTTGACAAGGCCTCGGTAATTTGTCCGTTAACATCTTTGAGCAAATCGTTTAAATATGCAATATATTTATTGTTATGGTTATTAACATTATTTTGTGTCAATACTTGAATTGTTTTGTAGATCGCATCAACATATGTTTTAACAGCAACCTTATTCGTGTGGTCTAGATGTTCTTTTACAGCTTGTTCAATGATATTTGCCAATTCATTTCTAACTCTATGGGTGAGCACCATTCCTTTATCACTTATAGTATTAATGATATCAAATTCGATGAGAAGTTGATCTTTTTTCTGTAGTTTTGGTGAAAAATAAGACAATTTAATATCTAATTTAGTATCATTGTTAAAACCAGTATTAGCAAGAGAAACAATAAAATTCTTTGGTTGTCCAAATTGTATATTCCCCAGAGGAATATATTTGTTTGTGCCAGAATTATTGCCTGTAACACTAACAACGCAATTGGTTCCGACAGTAATCATAAGATTAGAAAGAGAATTTACAAAAACTGTACCAACGAGAGAAGCATCTGGAATGAAACTATATGTTCCGAGTCCAATTTTACTAATATCTCGCATTAAAGTACTTTGTAGTTGATCATCACAACCAAAAGCAAATGTATGAATACAACAGTTCAAACCGCTTGTATCAATATATCTCTGCAGTGTTGGAATATGACCACGCGATGGTTCCATATTAGGGGCACCATCAGTAAGTAAAAAGATTGCAGAATTTCGCATATTTGCATTGATATTGGAATTTAAAAACATATCAAGTGCCATCTTTAAACCATCCCAAATATTTGTTTGATTTTCTGGTACAAGTGCATCAATTTTTGCAATTGCTGATGTTTGATTTTGTGGTGTCATATTTGTTAATTTCATAACAGTGGTTGCATTAGTTGTGAATTTTACAATTGCTAATCTGTCATTATTAGACAGTGATTTAATAATTGTTTTCATAGCATGTTTTACAATATCCAAACGAGAAAGTCCATTACGTTCAACTGCACCTGTTTCTTTCTTCACATTAACCTCCCCACTCATTGAACCAGAAACATCAATAACACATACAATATCAGAACCGACAAAATCCCCTTTTTCCTGTGGAATTACACTAACGCAAAGGGTATCTTCGTGATAATTTGCCCCGATGTTCAGTTTGTAATTTTCTGGATTTACAACAGTGACCGGAGCTAAAACAGGAAGATTTAGATTCTGACCATTTTGAATCAATTGTTGTGCCGTTTGATTGTTTCTCCATTCTTCAATCGCATCAGCAATAGCTCTATTTGGTTTCAACATAGCCGGAGTCAAATATTTCCGTGTGATTGGTGATTCGGATTTAATCGCGAGAGCTTTGAGGATTTCTTTTTTAGAGAAAGTATAGCCTTCGGGATCTACAACGGGATCTTCGAGGAGATCCATCGACAAAGGACATTCGAATGCTTTAGGAATTTGAGCCATTTCACTTAGTTTGTGTAATTTATCTGGTATAGAATTATGGCTTGAATTAAAAATCGTATTAACTTTATAATCTTTAATTAATTCAATTTTTTTTTATTATTTTATTATAAAAAAATTATATTCAGGTATGAGTCTTTTTCGAATGTTTGTCAAAATGTTTTGGTTTATTTTGAGATGGATTTTTAGTTGGATTTTTTTCATTATTTGGAATATTTTCTTTCAGATTCCATTGTAAAAGGTTTATATATTTCTTGTATGTATTTCTACTATAAACTTTTTGTAAAATTTTACCTATATTTTTTGAATCATCTAATCCACTATGATGACGTCCTTCAAGAACAATGTTTAATTTTTCTAACATTCCAACCATACTATTTTTATCATAATAAATGTCTTCATACAAATCTTTTACATTAATAAATCTTTTGTAGATTGACGGAATGGCTACCATAAAATTATATAAAATCGGTTCATTCTTCATAAATGTTAAATTTCCAATCCATCTTTTTAATTCTTTGTATAATGCTGTTTCAAAATCCCATCTTCCGCATGATAATAAAATCGTTTTATCTAAATTGTTTTCTCCAACTTGACTAATCACCCATAAATAATGTTCCCTTAAAACATGTGGAAATATTTCTGCAGAATCAACAGTTTTCTGTTCGATACCTGTTAAATCGATACAAAATTGTGACAATTGTTGATTTACGACGGGTCTACAGTATCTTTGTATTTCACTAACATATTCTAATTCATGTGTATTCTCATTTAATTTATAAAGTACAGATGGAAACTCTATTATTTCCCACGGTTTAATTATTTGTTCTTTAGGAGTTAAATTTTCCCAACATGTTGCTTCAAAATCAACAACACAATAGTAAATGTAGTCGTTGTCCATTAATATTAAATTAATAATCTTATTAATTTAAATAATTTAAATTATCCTTTAATTATTCAACTTTTATAAATAAATAAATATTTACAATTTAGATTTATTTGTTTTATTTCGATTCTCTTTAATTAATTGAGTCACTTCACTTATTTTATTATCTGTTAAATCATGGTCATATCTATAAATATTTCGTGCCATCAATGATGTATTATTCTCCATAAGTTTTACCAGAATCGCTTTCCTTAATTCTAAAACAGATAAATTCGTTGGATATATCATATATGCCATTTCAACAAAATGTAGTGCCAATTTTAATTCATTCTTTTCATAATAGTCCTTGATATGACTCAATTGATGATCCAGATTTTTATATATTTTACTCGTTTCTTCTGCGACTTTTTTATTCGATTCCGGAAATAGATTTGGTAAATGAAAATCATACCAACCACAATATTGACGCCATATGTTTCTTACAATAAATGCAGGATGATCATAAAATGGTCTCAAATACGGTTTTTGTAATAAATCATCCCTTAATTTAACAGAATGAATAATATCATTCAAGGGAGTCCCTTTATTGATTAATTTTATAGTTTGATCAAATAAATCATGCAAAAAATCACTCGTATCAGTCAACGCCATTTTGACACGATCAGGTCCTTTGATATATGGACCGTGCCCTGGTAACAAATATTTTGCATTGAATTTAGCCATTTCTCCTAATCCCTTGGCCCATTCCAATGGATATCTTTGTACTTTTTGAGGATTTCCACAATTTGGTGTATTCCAAATAAAAAGATCACCTGGACATAATACTCCAAGTTCTGGGACCCAAACTGTTGTTGCATCATCAGTTTCACCCTTGAAATGATGTAATCGGAAATGTATTTCACCAACATTGAAACTATATACATCATTATTGTGACCATATGTTTGATGTGGACGAATAAATGTTTCAAATGATTTATGTTCATGTAGTCTATCGTCATTATTTGCAAATTGTTTATTGTTAATAAATTCATTATATCCACAAGTCATACAATATCTATCAAAGCGACAAATTATATTTTTATGAGCAATTACTTTGATAATAGGTCCTCCTCTTTTAGTTTGTGCTTCCTGGATTGGGATCAAACCCTCGACATGATCAATGTGTCCATGTGTATAGATACATGTTACAACAAATTTATTGGGAAAATGTTTAACTAAACGTTCATATAGGATGACTCCAACATCATAAATTCCGGCATCTACTAAAACAAGTCCTTCATTAGTTTCAATGATAATAATGTTTCCAAAAGACAAATTAAAATATACTTTGTCAGAAATTTTAACTATATCGTCGGATACTACAGGCAGAGGGAACATTTTCCGCTCATCATCATCAATTTCATTATTCCAGTAAGATTCGGCAATAGCATCAACAGAATTATCCGAATTATCCGAATTATCCCGATCCATTTGAAATTTAATTTACTAAAGGGATTTTATAAGTAATATATACCATTTAAGATTGATATGGATTATATATTTCAATTTTTAATTATAGTTTCTAAAAACAAAACTTCAATTTTTAATTTTAAATTATTTTCTGTTAAAATCGTCTTCATATCTAATTATATCATCCTCGCCTAAATAAGAACCCGTTTGAGTTTCTAATATAATGAGAATATCAACAGAATTATTTATCAATCGATGTTTTTCACCTTTTTCGATCGTTATATTCATTCCTTCATGTATGTCGATTAATTTATCACCAACGACGGCTTGACCATTACCTTTTAATACGACCCAATATTCTTTTCTATGAATATGTGACTGAAGAGATAATTTTTTATTGGGATTTACGATTAATTTTTTTGTTTTATAACCCATTTTTGTATCTTCTTTTAAAATCTCATAATATCCCCAGGGTCTATAATCTATTTTATTACTAAATATTTCTGGCAAATTGTTCATTTTAACTAAATTGTACAAATCTTTTACTTCTTGGGACGCATCAATTGGAGTAATAAGTAATACATCATTCGTATCAATAATTGCCAAATTATTAATTTTGTTTAATAGGACTAATTTTTCTGACATAATATAATTATTTTCACTATTTTTTGATAGAATACGTATCTCATTTTTATTTTCTGTTCTATTTGAGTAAACATCTATTAATGATGCAAATGATCCAACATCTTTCCACAGTCCATTATATTTTACCATATTTAATGTACCACTTTCCATTTTTTCCAATAATCCAAAATCAATGGATATATTATCACATTCTGCATAGGAATCATCTAAGTCAATATAGGACACATTATCGTGATCTTGACTATCAATAAATATATTTATTTTTTCTATTACCTTGTATGTCTTTGGTAAATGTTCTTTTAATAGTGGTAGAATATTAGTTGTATTGATTACAAACATTCCACTGTTCCAGTAGTAATTACCTGATTTGACATATTCGGTAGCGATCTCAACATTTGGCTTTTCAACAAATTTTTCAACACATTTCGATTCCTCATCATATAAAATATAACCAAATCCTGTCTCTGGATATGTCGGTTTTATACCAAATATTGTTATAGAATTATTACCGTTATTCAGTGTTTCCACAGCTTCATCGATAGATTTCATTAACAAATTATTATCATATATGTGATCACAAGGTAAAAATAATAAATTTTTATCTTTATTATTATTTATTGCGAATATTATTGGCGGCGCAGTATTTTTTGCGATCGGTTCGAATATTATTGTTATTTTAGTATTTTTCAAATATCCATTTAATACAAGTTCTTTTACCTGGTGATCCAATATATTTTTATGTTGTTTATTTGAAACTAAAGTTATATTTGTGCAATGTTGGAATCTTAATAGAGTATTCTGAAGCAATGACCATTCATTGGTTAGTTTGGTATACTGTTTCGGAAAATTCTCTCTTGAAATAGGAAATAAGCGGGTTCCACTACCACCACAAAGTACAATGGGGATATAATTATTTATACTGGTCGTCATTGTAATATAATTTAGTGACTTATTATTTATTTTGTACTTCGTGGGAAATATAAATTTACTGAACAAATTAAATTAAATAAATAAATCTTATATTATTGATTTAAATAATATTTTCTACATAGATTCGTTTAATAAAATTGATTATTCAACAATATACAAAATAACCGTATATGAACCATTTAAAATATTTAAAATAAATAAAAAATATGTCGAATGCTAACTATGACACAGTTCAGACAACAGAAAAAACATTAAAATTTCACACAATCATGAACAATCCACCAGTTTGTGTATTAAATGCTAAGCATGCTTTCGATCAACTTACCGACAAAGAAAAACAATATGCATATTGGATGACAAAAGCATCGTGGGCAGGATCTCAAATATGTTATGTACAAACATCCAGTGAATCATTGAATATATTTCAAGTTCTGAATGCGTTTTTTAGTAATATTTTATGTCTGACTAATTGCGACAAAAATTTTTCTCATGAAGAATTAGCAAATACTATGTACAAAGAATTGATAAATCATGTAGCGAATTCTGGCTTATATGACAACTCTATCTCAGAAGATGATATTAATAAATTTTTACAATATTGTGCGACATTCTATGATAATATGGGAAATTATTTATCATTTGGTGATACCAAATTTATTCCATCAATTTCTCCACATACTTTTGCTAATATATTAAAATCATACAGATATCCAGGCAGCGAAACAATTGATGTTATTGTCAAAGCTTTGTATAACTTGGATGAACTAACAATTGGATTCAACTGCACTGATAACAATAGTCAAACTACTTACTATTCATCTAATATGTCAGAAGACGATGTAAAATTTATTAATGATTTTATGACAAAAATAAATATGTCTCCATATAATACTCGTGTTGAAAAATGTATTGATCCTTCTAAAGAAACAGAAATGTATAAATATAAAATACATGTTGCCTCTGCTAATTCAAATCATGAAAATCCAATTGATTCGTATATGGAAGATGAAATAGTTATCGAAATTATTAATGGGGATTATCAAGAATATTTGAGTGATGTGATAGATTATTTAGAAAATGCTTATTTCTATGCGGAAAATGATGTTCAAAAAGATATGATTAATGCTTATGTCAAGCACTTTGCTATGGGTGATATTAATGATCACAAATTAGCCCAAATTCATTGGGTTAAAGATAAGGGTCCCAGTGTAGAAACAAATATTGGTTTCATCGAATCATATCGTGATCCTGCTGGAGTACGTGGTACATGGGAAGGATTTGTTGCGGTGGTTAATAAAGAAATTAGTAAAAAATTTACCCGTCTTGTTGATAAAGCTCCTGATTTTCTTCCTCTTTTACCGTGGGATAAAATATATGAAAAAGATGTATTCATCAAACCAGATTTTACATCACTTGAAATTATCTGCTTCGCGAGTAATGGTCTTCCCAGTGGAATAAATATACCTAATTATAACGATATTAGACAAAATGTTGGATTCAAAAATGTTAGTCTTGGTAATATTATCAGTTTAAGAAATTTATCAAATTCTACAACGAATGTTCCATTCCTTTGCGATGGGGATCAAGAATTATACAAAAAACTACTCGTTGAATCATTCGAAGTACAAGTTGGACTACATGAATTACTAGGTCACGGATCTGGTAAATTATTTACACAAAATGATAAAATCGATGGATTAGGTTTTTACAAAGAAAGTGAAACATATAATTCAGTATTTGGCAAATTAGGAAGTGCTATGGAAGAGCTTAGAGCAGAATTAGTGGGTCTCGTACTTTCATCAAACGACGACGTATTAAACGTATTCGGTATTGATGATGATTCCAAAGAAAATATTACCTATATCAACTGGTTAAATATGGTGCGTAGTGGATTAAAAGGGTTAGAAGTATATAACCCGACTAGCAAAAATTGGGGTCAAGCTCATTCATATGCTCGTTATATTATATTGCAAGTTCTTTTAAGAGCAGGAAACGGACTTGTTGAATTCGACAAATACGACGACGATAACAACGTTATTATTAAACTCGACCGTACAAAAATACATGCAGTAGGTGTTTCAGCTGTGAGAGATTTTTTAGAAAAAGTACAAATATATAAATCAACAGCAGATATTGAAAATGCACGTAAATTGATTGACGATTACGGGTATGTTAATGATGATTGGTTAAAAATAAGAGAAATTATTATCAGTAAAAAACAACCTAGATCACTCATCATTCAACCTGTATTAACAAATGATAATGGTAAAATTACTTTACATCAAATGGATTCAAACAAACTAACAAACAATCATATGGCGCATATTGTTTCTACTGTTTTAAGGTATATATAAAATATAACAAAAATTGATAATTTTATTTATAACATCATCTTATATGATTAATTCAAATAATATACTTACACCAATACCAGTAATTACTAATAATTATAAATGTCTTATCCATCTGATTTAGATCCAATAGACCCGTCTGATTCGATCGTTCCTATTGATTTTGTTAGTCCGAGCGATCCGATCAATTTGATCAATTTAATTCAACAATATGCTAAGAACAGTGGTCCTAAACCATTTTTAGAGCACATCGATTACTTTCAAAATGATCAGGGAAAAATTAATAGAACTTCAATCGCGACTAATTGGTCTAATTTATCAAAAGAAAATTATCTGAAAACACTAGTTAAGGCAGAGATAACAATTTCTGGAGCAAATTATGTTAACCAAAAAAAGAAATCAGGTTGTCCGTGGAAATATGACTTCGATTCAAGCGCTGAAATTATGCCTCATTTGAAACATTCCCGTGATAGTGATGTTGTTAATTATGATGGTTCAATTAATGTCAAAAAATTAGAACAATTTATGCTTGCATCTTTCGAATATGACAGTCAACGATCATGCTTTTTTGTCAAAAAAAATAGAATCATGGATTTATTGAAAAAATGGAAAGAAAGAGATGCACATCTAGAACACAAAGTTCATTTTATGATGCCGGCATGGGAAACAGTAGCCAAAGCGGAATGGGACGATTTCTATTTAAACTTCACCGACTACTGGTATCTAAACAATAAATCAAATGAATATGAACCAACTGTTACAGCAGATACATTTTTACAATTCTATTTCCAAGGTAAAAAATTATACGATAGAGTTCTGGTTACGAAAGAATTACCCGTTACTAATCCATTGAAATGTAATTAATTTTATTTATTTTATAAACAAATTTTTATTTATTTTATAAACAAATTTTAACTTTATGCATTACTTTGTTCAACTAATTCTTCCGTATGAATAGATTTATTACTGGCGATAAAATTATTGATTGTTGCGTCGTCGACAATTTTGAGATACATTTCTAACTTTTTAACAATTTCTTTCAATGGTTGTGTTGGTAACAAACTCAATCGCAATCTAAGCATCAAATACATATATAATTGTAATGTATTATATTCATCAAGATCGTCCTTAACAGATGCCTTTTTAACACTTTCTCTATTGAATTCAAACATTGTATATAATTCATCGACATCTTTAAAAGATCCATCAACGTTTTGTAATTTAATAAGTATATCGACATCGAATTTGTCAGAATTGGTTGATTCCTTGTAGAACATATTTTTTATATCCGAACTTGCCTTAGTGAGTTTCGCTCTCATTGATTCATATCCGTTTGTAACAGATTTTGATACTGATGATGCTGCTCTTGTCAAGGCAACGGCTGGAGAAGAAACAGAACGTCTCATACGTACGGAACTCTTTTTGAATTGTACTGCTTTTTGCAATTCGCAACACTCATCAATCATATACAGCGTATCACATTGTTCTTCAAGAACCATGCCCCTATTCATAAGTCCATCAATGGTATTCAAGCGTCTTGATCGTTCTGCACTACTGGCGAAATGTTTAACCTCATGAGAAATAAGATTTTTGTCAGTATTTTCTTCACTTATTTTTGCCAGTTTAACTCCAACAAATGCTGTGTAATCACATAAAACACCGTATTCTAAACTGTTTTTAATAAGATGTTCTTTATTGTTATGTCCATTAATTTTGTTCAATTGATTAATTTTATTTATTCCATATAATTGCCTAACAACTTTATCTTGATGTGTTGATTCCGGTAATTCTATAAGTGTTTCATACAATGTTTTAGTTCCTGCCACATTAGCTGTTAATTTAAGTGATTTAATATTATCTATAACAATAGTGTTAACACACATATATGTAGTGACAATTTTACCTGGAACAATACATTCATTGTTTGAACATATTTTCTCCCAAAAATCGCCTACGGGTATATCAATGTCATCGCAGATGACATCACAATTAACATCTGTCATATATTTTTTACTACTATTATCTAACATATCAAGAACTGATACTTCAAGTTCATTAGTATCAATAACCATTAATGAATCACCATTACCTACAATCGCTAATTTTTCAATAAGTTCTCTGCTTGCATCTCGACCAATTCCAACAGTAAAGAATCTGTCTCCCATTTTCTTTTTTTCTGTAATAAATTTACTTGTTGCATCCACACCAGAAGCTTGTCCATCAGTTACAAGAAAATAAACACGACGATTTAACGTACTTTTATTTACGATTCGTTCAATCATTCTATGAATCTCTGTACCACCAAGATCCGCTTTGAAAGATTTAATAGTATGAATGGCGTCATCAATATTTTTCTTTGTACATTGTTTTGGTGATGAAAAAAGAGATTTATGTTGATCACCAAAACTTATTACGTTGAAATAACAATGGGTAGGAAGCTTACTCAAAAAACTACATAATGCTTCATTTGCCCTTTGCATTTTATCATCCGAGCTCATACTTCCGGACCGATCGATCATGAAAATATATTCCGATACGAGGTTCTTAACAACTTCATCTTCTTTGGACTCCACTCTAAATTGTGTCATTAAATAACTTTTTCCGTCTTGATCATATCTATAACAAACAGGATAATTTTTTTCGTGTGTTTCCATAAAAAGATTGAAGTCACCATCGAATGGATTCAACTTTGCCGAAACACTAACCATATCTCTATTTGATTCCAAATCGACTGGACTAAATGTAAATTCGGGTTCATGTGTTAGTGATTCCATACTCTTAATAACACCCTTCGATTTCCATGTTAAATTCATAAATACATCGTAAAATAATTCCTTATCTGATGTATATGCTACCTTGGAATTATAATAAATATTATTAATTGTTTGTTCATATTTTGGAGCGATATTCATTGGGACGACGAATTTATATCTACCATTTTTAAGTTCTATGTTTGCGATATATGTATATCTTACGACAACATGCGCACCTGGTTCGACATTTCCGAGATTAATTTCATATTGGGAACCACGCTTTGTCAAAATCATAGCTGTTTGTTTATTTTCCACTGCTTCTGCATATTCTTGTCTTGCTGTTCCTTGTTCCTTGAGAATACCCACAATTTCTTGATCATCAACTGTAAATGACACCGATGTAATTGTATCATTTTCAGTCAATGGGAAAACATACTTGACTTCCAATAATTCTGTAGTATTGTTTGTATAAATTTGTTCGACATTTACGGTACCAAAGTTTTCTAATAATTCTGGACTGATAGTAACCTTTTTCAATACAAGTTGAACATGTTTTTTGATATCAAAAAGAACCATTTTATATTTTAATTATGTGAGATTGTTTGTTTGATTTTATTGATTACTCATAAAACGTATGTAGTAAAATAAAAATTCAATTTTTTATTTTGATAAATAAAACAAACTACCATTCATATGTAGCATCAGTAGAATCATGAAGTGTTCCCCATTCACTGGTAACATCAGTTGATTCTCCATCAAAATCATGAGTCCATTCTTCGTCACTATATGGAATGTATTCATTTGGGTCGATATATACTGTTGGAGAATCAAATTCAGTTTCATAATCTTCGCTGTTAGGGTGCTCAAAAATAAATTTTCCATCTTCGATTTCATCATTGTTGGCTAGTGTAATATCTTTCATTGACTTATAACGCGGATTTCTACACCAAAAACATGAGCATCCGTATTGGCGGAAAGTATGAATTGCACCTTCACGTTTGTTCGAAATAAATTTGTATTTTTGGTCCTTGAGATTTCTGATAGATTCATCGAATACGTCGATAATATGATCCATATCGGTATGCATACCACCACCTCCGATCCTGTCATTGCTGTTAACTTTAAGAATAAAATGGTCAAAATAAATATTCCTGAGTGCAAAATATGGAATGAAATTTGGAATATCAGTAACATTTGAGAAAACCGTTGGTTTATATTTTGTTTCCAATAATTCCTTTTGTTTGTTTGATGGTGTTTTTGTCAATTTGTGGTACATAAGATTAACTTTGGTCCTAATGACAGCTCTATCGATGCACTCATTTTCTTCATCAATCAATTGTTTCAAAATCTCCGGAATAGATTTCGGAACATCAAATTCCAAAATAACTGGATCATTATGTGAACTCACTTGATCTGCATAATCGTTGCCGAACAAATACGTACTCAGAATGCGTGTGGCAAGATCAATTTTTGAAATGCCATCGAAAAATGATGAAAAAGCCGATTCATTAATTTTCACTGTACAAAATTTCTTTTTGTTCTTCTTTGTGTTTCTAACAACATGGAGCAATGAATTGATACTGTTAATGGAAAAATAAATGATTCTATTAAAGAATCCATCAATAGAATTATCCCATTTTTCAATAAATCCTTTTTTCTCCAGATCACTCCACACAGAAAAATTACTGCTGTTTCCGTCGCCAAAAATACCAATTGTATTCTTCGCGTTTCCATTGGATGTATCAATGGTCATGACTTTTTTGATAAGATTAGTGATTTGTTTATTTCGTCCGTTGTCCACATTAAAAACGATCTCATCATCTGATTTGTCAGATTTGTCAAATTTGCCAGATTTGTCAGATTTGTCAGATTTGTTGGATTCGTTAGATTCATGTGTAAAATTGTAAAAACATTTAACAATATCCCCAAGTGTGATACCAAAAATCATAATATCCTTCTCGTTGACGTTGTATGTCGTGCTCGTAGGATCATTTTGTTCTTGTCTTCCGTGATAAAATTTTTTTCTCTTTTTTGGAACATCCAAGTTGTAACTCATTTTAGCAAAAAACATTGTCAAATCAAATGATGAACCATTTTTTTTGTTGTACATGATAATGTTGCATTTTCCGTCTGAACTAATGTTGAAATTGTTAACAGTTCGATTTTCATCTGTTCCTCCTAATAAACTCGTATGACAAGCACGATGATTCAAAAAAAATTGGTCAATCAACCGACTCTTCAGATGATCATAACGGTGATCACCAAATTTAAATTCATATGCATTCGCCATATTTTTGTAATTATATAGTGCGTTGTGTTATATTTAATAACAGAATTGTATTATTAGATTTTTGTTAATCATTCGACAAAATTATTAATTTTCAATTTTTAATACCAGTTAAAGAAATATAAACATAATTTAAATTATTATATATATATAAATTATAAAATGGGAGCAGGAACTTCGCGGTCATTTTTCATAGACTATATTGATCAAAATATCAATAGAGAACAACATAGAGCAGGTTGGCAATATGTTTTAGATCATTTACACAAATATCAAGTAGATAAATACGAAAAACACAAACACATATATCTATTTGATACATATGTCGATAGGACATTTTTATGGGCAAACGATGATTTGGTTAATAGAAGAATAATACCGTACAAAAAGAAATGGTTCGGTGTTATTCATCACACACAAAATACAGAATTTAGTACAAGTAATGTTCCAGCAATATTTTCTAATGAAACGTTTTTATTGTCATTACCTCTATGTAAGGGATTCGTTGTCATGTCTAAATACTTACAAGAATATGTAAGAAGTAAATTAGATCAGCTGGGTTATAACGATTTACCCGTCATCGTCATTTATCATCCGACGGAATTATTCGATAAAGATAGCGACAAAATGTTTACCATGGAAAAATTCTTATCAAATAATACACAATGTATCGTGTCAATTGGTGCATGGTTGCGAAATCCATTTACTATTTATAGATTACTTACCCCAGTTGCGATCACTAAAACTGTATTACAAGGTGTGAGTATGGCTCCATATCTGATTCCAGATAATTTCGATGCAAAAACATATATGGACAAAAACTCCGACAATAATGACAACAATGACAACAATGACAATAGTAACAATAATAACAATAATTTTAATACAAACAGAAGAAATGGTATTGATGGTATAGATAATGTAGATCTATCATTTCAAGTAAATAATTTCGATAATTTTGATAATTTCGAAAATTTCGATAATTTCGATAATTTCGATAATTCCAATAATGACACTGATGATTCAGATGATATAGAATCAGATGGTAATATTAATATTATTGAAAATACAAATATTGTTAATATAACGAATATTACAAATATAACAGATATTGTTAATGTGATGTCAAGAGATGTTGTTGTTATGTCACGAGAAGTACAAGTTCAAACTGAAACACAAACTCAAAGTGAGACACGAGAGATAGAAATTGATACGAATAAGAACCGTAAATCAAAAAGATTCCTAAAATATAAAAAAAATAATGACGGAATTCCACAAACAAAACCTGTTAATAAATGGATTTTTTATATGAATAAATTTGTTCATTCATCTAATATTAATGCTGACGAGTTAAATGACATGATTAATAGTGTTGAAAAAATAAATTATTTATCAAATGATGATTATGACAGATTACTATCTGAAAATATCGTATTCATCGATTTGATAGATGCATCAGCATGCAATACAGTGATCGAATGTATTGCAAGAAATACACCCATACTAGTTAATAAACTTCCGGCAATTGTAGAAGTACTCGGTCCTCATTATCCGTTCTATTATGAATCTATTGAAGAAGCAAATTATAAATTAAGTGATTACAATTATATTAATGAAGCCCATCATTATTTGAAATCAATGGATAAATCGTTTCTTCGTATCGAAACATTTATTGAAAAGTTATTAAAATCACCGATATTGCATAAGACTAATTAATATAGATAAAAACTTATAATAGATTTATGGCATTTTTTGGCTTGGGTTTAACTCTTACGATAATTTTTTTGACAGGTTTTTTAACATAATTTTTAGATTCATCGCCCAAATTATATTCTAATTTAGGTTGTGATTTGGGTTGTACTTTAGGTTCCAAAAAATCTACCATATCATCTTCTAATATGTTATTTTTAATGTTATCTTTATTGACATCATTATCAGCATTCAATAAATCAGATCCTTTTTTAGAACATTCAATAACTGTCATAAGAGAGTTTTTGATTGGAACATCACATAAAATATCTTTTTCTTTTAATTTATCAACTAAACCTTTAATATCATCCAGTTTCAATTGTTTGAGTGCGCCGTAATATGTAAAATCTTTCATCCAATCGGCCATTTTTTCAGATTTTGATCCTTTTAGAATCTTTACAATCATATTTGCTCCATATCTCATATCATAATCCTTCCGAATTGATGTTATCGCATTGAGTATAACTATTTCGTTTGATGATAATTTTACTTTCTCTATAACCTTATTTATGTCATTAATTTTATCTGGTTGGTTTAATTTATCTCCCTTATCTACTTTATTTAATTTACAATTATCACAATTATTACAAATTACATTATCTTTATCATTATTATTATTATTTTCCTTGAAATGTTCATATAAAATTTGCTGCCTACATTTATCTGACGCAATATATCTTTCTATTTTTTTAATTTGTTCACCTTGATAAGTAGCTTCGTTCACATCAGTTATATTTTTAAGAAAAGATCTACTAATTATGAAATCTTTTGTTGAGTATAACATATAACAATAACTCATTAAATTATCACGCCCTGCGCGACCTATTTCTTGATAATAACTTTCTATATTTTTAGGACATCCATAATGTATAACACATCTTATATCTGAAATATCAACACCCATGCCAAATGCTATTGTTGCAATAATACATGTACACTCTCCTTCAGTAAATCTTTGTTGTATACTTGTTCTTTCGTTAGCTTGTAATCCTGCATGGTATACAAGACAATAAATGCCCAAATCTTCTAATGCAGATTGTACACTGTTTGTTTCTTTAATTGTTTTACAATATATTATAACTTTTTTATCGAGAAAATTGTCCATAATAGGTTTTAAATCATCGGTTATACTCTTCGATTTTTTTCTTATTTCTATATAAAGACTTTCGCGCTTGACTGATCCTATTATGATTAATGGATTATTTAATTTTAATAATGAGCAAATATCGTCTCGTACTTTTTTTGTTGCTGTTGCTGTTAATGCAAGAATTGGAACCTCTGGAATAGTATCGCGTATTATACGGAGTAATTTGTAACTTTCTCGGAAATTATGTCCCCATGTTGAAACACAATGTGCTTCATCGATGCATACACAACATAATCTATCATCTAATGCAAGTGTTTGAACAAAATCAATGTGTTTTGTTATAAACTCGGGTGTTGTATATATTATTTTATTTCCATCATTCAATGCACTGTTAAGCGATGCATTACGACCGCCTGATTGCGAATTAATACTACATACCTTGATACCCTTCTTTTCTAAATTATTTTTTTGATCTTGCATAAGTGCTATCAGTGGTGAAATAACAAGCACTGATTTTCCTGTAATTAGATGTGGTAATTGGTAACAAACACTTTTACCGTATCCAGTTCTGAGAACACCCAACGCATCATTTTTGAAATTAACTATAGAATCAATAATTTGTTCTTGTTCAGGTTTTAACTTACTGTGACCAAAATATTTTTCCAATAATTTACTATAATCATCTTTATTCATAACTAGAAAAATATATGATAATATGACAAATATAATCTTATTCAATTAATAAACAAATAGGTATTATGCATATTTTGATCAATTTTTTATAAATATAAGAATCCATATCAATGTTTTGCATAAAAAAAAAGCTTTACTACTACTTGTCAGTAGTAGGCTGTTCCTCAACCTTCCAAAGTAGAAGAGGAACACTCACTGGAGAAGTAGCAACAACAACAGCGCTTGCGGTACCAGCGACAAGAACGTTGTAACCCAACTTACCGGTGTCGGCGGCGATGTTGACAATAGTTTCGACGTTTTCGTATGCAATCTTGCGATACGTGCGGGTCTTCAGCCAAGAAAGCCACTTGGTGAATCCCTTCCAAGAACCAATGATAAATCCACCGGCGACGGCAACACTGTAAACTCCGACGGCGTAACGAACGGTAGTGCGGACACTGTCTCCATTGAAAAGAGCAGAGAAGGAAGACATTTTGTGATGTTTTTTCTTAAAAAGTTCTTAAAGGGACTAACGAAATTAGTTGATGATGATATAATGCAAAAATATATAGATTATTCAATATATTTAATAAATCAATTTTTTTCCATAATTATCTACGAAATGGCGTAATTGCTTAACAACTCGGATAATTATCTACGAAATGGCGTAATTACTTAACAACTCGGATAATTATCTACGAAATGGCGTAATTGCTTAACAACTCGGATAATTATCTACGAAATGGCGTAATTGCTTAACAACTCGGATAATTATCTACGAAATGGCGTAATTACTTAACAACATTTTCGGTTTGGTTTAATTTCTTCGCCATCACCGATCTTAATAATAGGTTTCGGAAAAGAAGTTTCCTTCAAGAATAAGGGGACAGCTTGGTCGACTATTTTAGTGAAAACATTATCAATGTTCATGCTATTTTTTGAACTTGTCTCGATATATTCGAAACTGTGTGCATTACAAAATGCATCAATTTCTTCGCGTGGTACTTGTTTTTTATTTTTTACATCACTTTTAGTACCAACGACAACGATAATTGTTTTTCCTGTAACATAATTCATTATTTCATTATGCCATTTATTGAGATTCCTAAATGAATCATAATCTGTCAAATCGAAAAATATTGCAATGGCGTGGGAATGACGATAATAATTTACAGTAATAGTTTTAAATCGTTCTTGTCCTGCAGTATCCCATATTTGAAGTTTGACGATCTTTTTAATTTCTTCTTTTATATATTCGATTGTTTTGATACGGAAATCAACACCAATTGTAGAAATATATGTATCATTGTAAATATTATCACAGTATCTAAGTAGTAATGTTGATTTTCCCACCCCTGAATCGCCCACTAATACGATCTTCGCCAAATAATCGTAATCGTGATTGTTTTGTAAATTCATATTATTTGCAACAAATACTGGATTTATTAATTTAATGAATTAATCGGAATTAATTGGAAGTTATTAATTTAATGATTATATAAACATTTACCTACTACATTAAAATTCAATTTTTTAAATAAAAACATAAAAAAAAATATGTAAAATGTTTTACCCAAATAAATATTTATGTACAACATTTTTTTTTCATACTTGACATATTGTTTGTATTATTTGCCATATTTTTATCTATTTTTATAGTCACTAATTGATTTTCATTATTTGTGTCATTTTTATATCTTGCAATTAAACTGGGAGCTACTAATTCATTTACTTTATCAAACAAAATATCTACATTTGTATCGTTTTTAGCGCTTGTTTTCAAATATATACAATTGTTAATTTCGCAAAATGTATCAATCATTTCCTCTAATTTCTCATTATTTTCATTGGAAATATTTTTGTCTTGAACTAAATCATCCTTTGTTCCAACAAGGATACGAACAACTTCCGGATCATTGTTTACTTTATTGAACTCATCTATCCACCTATCGAGGTGTTTAAAAGTTTTATCATTCGTTAAATCAAAAAATAATAATACAACATGAGCACTCCTGAAATAATTTGAAGCAACTGCTCTATATCTTTCCTGTCCACCTGTGTCCCATATTTGTTGTCTGAGTACAATCATGGTATTATTATTTTTATTATAGTAATTTGCCATTTTAATTTTGAAATCAATTCCCAATGTTACTAACTGATTTCCCACAAAATATTTATCAACGTATCTTGAAATAATACTGGATTTACCAACTCCTGAATCACCTAAACATATTATCTTCACTAATAAATCATAGTGTTCACTCATTAAATTTTAATTAAATTTAAGCAATACAATTACTGATATCTATACCAATAACAGTAGTTTGACCAAAAATAAAAATTATCAAATTTATTCATTTATTTTGCTGCATAAGGGATATATATTTAAGTTTATATTTCATGTATTTTTTGTAATAAGTTGATCCACCGACGAGATCATTTTTATAAATTAATTTAACAGGTAATATAAAATGTGATGATGATGGATAATATAATTTATTCACTATATCGATATCATTTAATTCATCAAAATTTATTTGTAGCAAAAATTTTGGATCAAATTTATAGCAAATCATCATATTTTTTGAAATGGATCTATCGTATATTGATGTATAATAGGTGTTTAATTTTGAATATATTTTTGATAAATCAAAATTAGTTAATCCATTTTCTTTTATTATATTATTTATTTTATCTCTGTGTGCTTGTGATGTACCTAAATTCATGTCGCCAGCAATTATCACATTATTTAATTTTACTAATTCTTTAATAAGTAACGAAAATTCATTAATAAAAAACTGATACTCTTTATCGTTGACATTAGCTATCCTATAGTGAATATTAACAACATATATTTCTTGTCCGTTCAGAACTATTTTGATTTTTTGTAATGAGATTGTTGATTCATTAATTTTCATACACTCCTTGTCATACGCACATGTTTTTTCTGGCATTGTAGGATCATACAATATATTGGTATTTTCATGAATATTTACTATCACTTTGAGTAATTTTGGTAAAGGTCTACCATTTCTATCAGAATAGTATTTGTACAAAATCTTGTTTTTAATACTTTCATCCATTTTTTTACTATATTCACACATTTCGCTCAGGAACATAATATCATTTCTACTTAATAACGAATATATATCCGCATACATATTTTCGATATATTTTTCTGTATAGGGATCATGTATTTTACATAAATTAATTGTCTCTGAAGCTGGTTTATCGCTGTTATTTTGTTTCCTATTTTTACTAACTTGTTCATCTATCGAACTTAGTATGGAACTTTCTTTTAGTCTATCTAGTTCATGTATTTGTTTATATTTTTTTTCATCCAGAAATTTCTGTTGTTCAGCATCATAATATTCTTTAACACTCGACACATCTATTTTGGCAGGAAAATAATCTATTCCAACATTTCCAATAATTAATTTCAATTCTGATTTATGTTCATTGAAAACAATAACATTATTACTATTCTCTTTATTCATTATAGTAAACTGAGAAATATATATATGTATAATAAATTAAATCTTATTTTCTTGTATTTGTTCATTTGACATTAGCAAATATTGAATAAACCATCTTTTTGCCTTTTGAGGTATTAATTTTTTGAGTTCATCCTCTTTCAAATTATATTCTTCGATTGTATCACTTTCTTCTCGTAATATATCTTCAACAATCCATTTGAGAAAAATTCCCATTATTTTTATTGTCAACTGTTCTGGATACAACATTTCCTTTGTATAATCGATACCTTGATTTAATCGGTATTCAGTTAATGTATTCATAATAAATATGTCAATAACTGTGTTGTCATTTTTTATCTTATCAGGTTTAGGCATTTTATTTAATGTCGATGGTAAAAAACTTTCAGATTTTGATTTAAATACCAATGAAAAATTATCACTTTTATTATTTTTATCATTTTTATTTAGATGCCAAACAATTCCTTCTCCTGGTCCTGAAACACCAAAAAATTTTCCGACTGGACATTCATTGGCAACAATATCAGTTAACTTTGTGATCTCTTTTTCATACTTATCAGGATAGTTAAAATCAATATCTAGTGTATAAACCGGGAAATCATATACATTATAAATCCTTCTCGAATGATTTTTTACATGAGTCATTTTTTCCATGTCAAACCATATGCTATTGTTAATGTCTCCATTGGTTGGTATTAATCTTATACCGAATATCACAAAAAAATATTCCAGGCCCGTGATAGCAACTTTTTTTTGTATTGCTTTACCACAAAATTCCCCATATATTCCGATATCATAATTATTTAAATCAATAACCTCATGATTATTTTTATTATTTTGAATTGTTTGCCTTATCGCATCAAACAATTCTTGTGGATTTCTTTCAGAAATAAATTTTTTAAAATCAAAGTTATCAAGTCCTTCTGTTAGCACATGATTTCGAGATTGATATTGAAATTCATTGGTTTTACATCTTTGAATAACACTTCCATTTGTTCCATGCATTTTAACTGTACCAAGTAATTTCAGGGTAGGAAGGATTAGGTCTTTATATCTAATCCTAACTTGTTTAACTGCTTGAGAAAACCCCTCTATATGCGGAAATGGTTCAAACCTCATCTTATTATAAAAATTAAAAATGGTCTAAATATAATTATTATTTATCTATAATACATAATATTTTATTTTATATTATCAATTTTTATTATAATATATTCTAAATTAACTATGATGAATTTTTACGTATTTGTTGTATACATTCTTTTTTTAGTTTATCATAAATTTTGTTTAATTCTCCATCATTGCCCTTGACCTTTTCTAAAAACATAAATTTTATAATTTGTTTGTTTAATTTGTCTTCATCATATGATTCTATATTTTCTATTTCCTTCTTATTATATTTTACAGCATCTTCATCTAATAATTTCGTAACATTTTTATCATTTTGATGATTATACATATGCATTTTCATCTGAAATTTGACATTTTGTTCACTTTTATTTAGTATTTTAGCAATTTCTTCAACACTTTTACCTTCATTTATTAAATCTTCTAAGCTATTATTTTTAATTTGAACTGTATCAACTGTTTTAACTGTTTCAACCGTTTGGACTGCATGAACTACTTGATCTTCTTGATCTACTTTATTCATTTCGGTCAATTCTTCTGTTGAATTTGTATCGGTTTCAATCGGAACAATTACTGGAGCTTTTTTAACTTTGATTACTTTTTTAACAATTACTTTCTTCTGTACTGGATTCATAATGTTAGTTATATTGACAATATAGACATATGCCTTTAAATAAAAATAAATAAATTATGATGAAACAGATGCCATGGAATCTTTGAAACCGTTATATGATCTATTTGACATATCAATACTCGAAATACCAACAGTAAACGATGCATTTTTTGCAACCGCTAACATCGTTTCATAATTAGCAATATTATTAACAAATGCAACATATTCATTTAGTGGTGTATATTCAGGATTAAAAATATTCATTATAAATAATCTCGTTTTCCGCATCACTTTATTTCTGATACTGCACGATATTTATACATATCACAATCTGAATTAAGATACTGACACAATTTATGAGCCAATACTGTTCCACACAACATACCGATATTCAATGATCTGAAAAATGGAACCCCAATCGCTGAATCACCAACTAATATATACATGATACCATTTATTATTTTAATAATTTCTTTGCTTTTATAAACATCTAAATGAATGGAACTTATTTTAATTGGACCGATAATTTCATCATTTAAATATTTTATTCGTGTATTGATCCATTTTGTTATCGTATCATATAAGTTAACATCTCGTTCCAATATATCTGAAGAATTCAATGGATTTTTAAATGTTGCATCACTTACTTTATTATATGTTTTTTCATCGATGAATATTCTCAGTGAAACTTTTAGATTACCATCTTGTTGTTTTGAAACATTTTCTTTGACAAAATGATTACAATCATTTAACGTTTTCGACCAAATATTCCATTCTAATGAATTATTACCTGATCCATTATCTTTAATTATATATTTGACTTCTACTGCATGACGTAAATTATAGTTTACTTCGAAATCATCATCGAAAATAGTTTTTCTTACAATACTATGTGATCCATCTGATCCAATAATTGCCTTGACACTTGGAAATCTTTGTGGTAGCGTCGTGGGATCGGTTATTGTTTCGTAAATTATTTTAATTCCCAACTTTGATGCATATGTTTTGAGTTCGTTTTCTATCAAATTTGTGTTGACATTTCCAACAAATTTTCTAATTATACGTTTGAACTCTGGATCATTTACTGTGCCTAAACGTGATGACATTTCAACATGTAGAGAATTATCCCTTTCATATACTTTTTTTCTTTCAATCATTAAAATCTTTACTTCTTTATAGAGAAGTTTTGTTTGTACAGCTGTCCACAATCCTATCGGACCAGCCCCTATAAATATTACATCAGGATCAAAATTTAATACATCCTCTTCCATCAATATATATTAACTATCATCTGATGATTAGTCTCTATTGATTTATTAATTATTTTATCATCAATTTTTTATTACTATTTGAAAAAAGTTGATATTTTTAATTCTTATATTATCCTTAACAAAAGGACTATATTATATACTCCTATCCCATATAGGTCCTAATCTTTGTATCCCAAGGAACACAATACGATATAAACAAAAGGATGGATTCAGCCAAGGCCAGCACTTCAGTTCTTCCAGTTAACGGTGATGACGTTTTTACTGGAAAACCAATTACGCGTGAAACAATTATCTTGTCGATCACTAACGATGCACGTCGAAAGTTGATTGATGGATATCTACGTGCATATGAAAATTTCGATTCGGAACTTTTGATGTACATCCATCTTTCCAAGTACGATCTAATTGAGGAACTCAACAAGATTCTCATCGAAACTGAAATTAATTCTCTTCTCACTGAACTATTTACTTTTTCTTTCAGGAAGGGAATTTACATGTTGGTGCGTTTCCTTTACGAAATTGCAAATGTTACGTATGACATGACGCTTCTTGATGGGTACATCAAAACTATTGATTCAGAGGAAGGTGAACGACCTTCAGACACAGTTCGTGCTCAAACTGGTGAATCGATCAAGACAAAGACAACATTCATTGCAGAAGACAAGTTTGGCAAGACTCGTTGGGATTGTTTCCAATATCTGATGAGTATGCGCACACAGAGTATTTACTCATCAAAGGGTGGCAAGTTCTTTTACAAGTTCAATCGTCGCAAGTATCTCGGCTACTAAAAATCAAAAAAAAATCAAAAAAAAATCAAAAAAAAATCAAAAAAAAATCAAAAAAAAATCAAAAAAAT